GTGATCCTATAAATTCTTGAATAAATTCATCATGGTTACCTCTAATCCAGATTATTTGTATTTTATTAGATAATTTTAAAATTTTACCTAATACTTTAGTATGCTGTTTTTTCCATTTAGATCCTCTATTTAAAGCCCAACCATCAATTATATCACCATTTAAGATTAAAAGATCTGTTGGATGGTTTTCTAAAAATTCTAAAAATTCTTCAGCTCTAGAATCTTTAGTACCTAAATGCAAATCTGATACAATGATTGCTTTGTAGTTTTTCATTTCCAATAATTAAAATCTTGTTTAAAAAATTCATCATTATTTCTATTTAGCCATGATTTCCAAGCTAATTTAATCATATACCATATACCTTTTTTATTAAATCTTCTACTTGAAGTATAAACGAAATCGTTTGTGATTTTAAAACGATTAGGTTTAATTTTGGAACTGAGGTGGTAATCCTCGGCAATTTTATCTTCTTCATTAAATCCTTTTAGGTTATTAAATGTTTCTGTTTTAAATAGCATAAAGCCACCTAAAGCAAAAGGTTTTGTTTTTGAGCTATACCATTGAAAAATATCAAATGCTCTATATAACCAATTATATTTTTTATCTGTTTTAAATTTACAAGTAACTAAATCATACTTATTTTTAGCAGCAGTTCTAAGACATTTTTTAATTGTATATTGATATGGGTATATATCTGCATCTAAAAATAAAATATATGGAGTTGTAACTAATTTTGCTCCATTATTACGAGCAATAGCAGGTAAACCTCCTTCAATTATTTCTATATTTTTATATATTGATTGATATTTTTTTAGTAACAAAAGAGAAGATTCCTCAGTCGAGGAATCTGCTACTATTATTCTGCAATTAATTTGAATTGAAATTATTTTAATTAAATCAATTATTCCTTTACCTTCATTTTTACAAGGGATAATTATAGTTAATTGTTGGTTCACATGAATAAATATCTTAACTTAATTTAACCGATGTAGGTAATAATTCAGTCATTGGTTTAAAGTCAGGATTTTCCATTTTATATATTTCATATATATTTTGGAACATCTTAAAATTAGTAGCAATTTCACCATATTGTTTTAATTGCCATCCTTTACCTTGTATAACATCACCTTTACCTTCACCACGAGTAGATGCTTTTAACCATAATATTCCTGTATCTTCAACTAACTGATTATGAGTTTCATTCCATGCTATAGCGTATGCTGCTAATTGTAAACCATAAGAAGTATGAAGTGAATTTGATGTTTTAATATCTAATAACCATACTTTATCATTAATTTTAACAATCAAATCAGCTGTACCAGCATACTCATGAGTATCTGAAAATAAATGATATTCTGTAGCTATTAGTTCTGGTTTATGGGTAGTCCAGAAATCAGCAAATTTAAGAATCATTTTCCAAACATCAAGTGAATATTGTGCTTTACCATATTCATCAATCCAATTAATTTCTTCTCCATTTAGATAACGATCAATAGCAGTATGTACTTGAGTACCTTCACCAGCTGCTTTAGAAGCAATAATATCTGAATTATGTCCTACATCTTTAAGCCAATTATGAAAAAATTGATTTTTAGGAAAATAATTTAATACTGATGTAACTGAAGGATAGTATTTGTCGTTTCGTTTATAAAATCGACTATCTAAAACATTTACTTGTTTATCTCCTTCGCTATATTCTACAAGACGCTTAATTTTAGGATCTTTAATAAGATTTACATTTCTGTCAATAATCATAATAATTGTAATTTTTTTTCAAGCAAACTCTGAAAATTCAGTGGTTTTGTTTGCTCAATTGTGTTTAAAAAGTTTTTGAAACCAATTTCATTAGCATCTTTACCTTCCATTTCTACCATGTATACTTCTTTACCATATGACATAAGCATTTCAGCTTGTTTTAAAGCATCACGCCTAGCATCATTATCTAAAGCAATATAAATCCTATCAACAGAAGCTTTAACTAGTTTTTCCATTAGTTTACCATGTATTGCTTTACCAAATAAAGGAATAACATTACGTTTAATTGTTAAGGCATCAAATATACCTTCAACAAGTATAATTGGCGCATTCCAATTGATATATAGTTCAAAACCAATAACGTCTTTAGCCGATACTGGTGGATTTTTATATTTTTTAGGTGTTTCACCTTTATAATCTCTAGCTATAAAATAATTTAATTTTCTATCTTCATCATATGATGGTATAATAATACGACCTTCATATTTACCTTCTTTACAAAAACCAATATTATATTTTATAATATCATCTTGATTTAAACCTCGTTTTAATAAAAATTTAATGGCATGTTTATATTCAATATGAGCTATTCTATCTTTTATAAAACGTTCATGATCAAGTAATGAAATATACTCTTTAGGTAATTGTAAAGTTCCTATTTCAATATTTTTAGTGTTTTCAGGAACAACTAATATATTTAATTCTGCTATTTTATTAGTAGGTGCTTTTATTTTTTTAAATAGAGAAAGTAATGTTTTACCTTTTGCACCACATATCCAACAATGCCAAAAATTTTCACGTTTAGCAGTTGTGCGTAAATTAACTTCCATCTTATTTTTATGATGTGCGCAGAATGGACATTTAAAAGCATAATTGCCTTTACTTGTAGATTGTCCTTTACCTAGTACTGATTCAGTTAGAAATAGTAAAGCTGTATTGTCCATAATTTCAATATACGAAATAATTTTGCCTAAACAAAATAATTAGTTTTCTCGTCTTTCTTCTGCTTTATAATATGCTATTCTGTTATGGTATATAGGAGAAGCAAGCAAAACAGCAGGATTTATATTACCTTGGATTGTTTCTTGAAACATATATGACATCCAAGTTTGTTCATAAGGATGAGCCCAAGTTGTATCTAAAAACATTTTTTTATTTCCTTCTCTACTAACTATCATAGGCCAATTAGCATAATATATATCTCCTGAGATGTAGCTTAGTTCATTAAATGAATTAATATGTTTAAATTTAGTTCTAGGAGCATTAGGATCTATTCCTTGAATAGGTAAACTATCATATTCAGGCCACATTTCTGTTCTAATATATTGAGGAACATTATACCAAGACACTTGAATATTATTATCCATATAAACTTCAGTGAAAGATAATTTTAAAAAATCAAATTCTTCTTTTAACATTATTTTATGGACACTATCATATAAATTAGGAATATATTTTCTAAATCCATTTCTGCAAAATCCTTTTTCGGTTAATGGATAAAGTCCCATATCATCTTCAAAGAAAAAATAAAAATCACTATCTGATTTGTCAAAGTGTTCAGCAGCATATTGTCTACCTCTATTAATACCTAAATTTTCACCTGTTATTATATGTTCAAATCCATATTTTTCACAAATTAATTTATTACCTTCTATTGCTTCTGGTTTATTGGAGTTATCAATTAGTATTTTTTTATATGATTTTAAAAGCCAATCTGAAGAGCTGTCATTCCATGTCTTTATAGTATGTTCAACCTGCTCAGGAAAATTAAAGGTAAGTATGTATAAAGACGTTTTTATATTAGAAGTATCTAAATTTTTAGGTTTTAAAAATACTCTATTTTCTGGTATGGGTTCTAATTCAACTTTATTATCTAATAAGGCTTGAATAAATTTAACAACTAAACCATTTTCATCTAAAGCATAACGTCTATATTTTTCTGGTTCAAGATAAGACATAATAGTAAAAATACTCTCTTCAGTACCCATATATCCTTCTCCTAAAGTTCTTTCAAGTAAGGAATAATACAAAGCATTAGCTTGATTAATTATTTCTTTTTTTCCTCCAAATAAACCTCCTCTACAAACATATTTTACTTTTTTACCAGCAAAACGATTTATTGCTTTAAAATCAAAACCATGAATTTCATCTGCAGCTTCATATGGATAATTTAAAAATAAAAATGATTCTAAATATGGGGTTATTTTATCTAAAGCTTTACTTTCACTAAAAAATTTATCATATACAGTGTTTGTAATACCAGCATCTAACCAAATAAAATACTCTGTAGAAAATGGATTCCAAATAGTAGCATCATTTAACATAAACATTTTAGATTGTACTATTGGATTATACCATTCTAAAACAGTCTGAGGACTTCCTTTAAGCCAACCTCCTTCACCAGTTTGATTGTACCATTTGGGATTAGTTCTTATCTGTTGAGTTTTATCCCAAAATGGGTTATAATAATTATTTTTAATTTCATCTAACTCACATATTTTAACAAATGTGTTTTCTTTAGATCTTTTTTCCCATACCAAATATTCATATTCAGCTGAAATATAAATAAACATTTTTATAGGTATATCTAAAAAATTTTTAAAATGTTCAATATAATGATTAAAATCTCTACCTGGTCTATTTATATTCCATAAACCTGTTACTACTGTTAATTCTTGACTAGTTATATTTAATTGAGGAATGGATATATATTTTATTAATTCTTCTTTTTCTTCTTTATTTAAAGTATTTACTTGATTTTTTAAAGTATCTAAAATATAATTCATATATCATTATTTTTTAATTTTACATACCCAAACAGCTGGAGTAAATTCATCCTGCATAAAAGATTTTAAATTATTTTTTTCAACTGATGTTTGAATATCTGAATCTTGTATTTCATACCAATTCCAAAATTTCATATTTATTTGTTCATTAAAAAATGATGAGTTTGAAGCATAATCATGAGCCATAATTAAATCATCAAGTTTTAAATAATTTGATAATAAATTAAATTCTCCAATTTTATAACCACCATCACATAATATTAATGTTGTGCCTTCTTGTTGAATATAATCAATAATTTCTGGTTTGGTATGATTATAATCTTGATCAAATATATTTTCAATTTTAACATTAATATTATAATTTTTTAACAGCTCATATTCGTATCGATCATTAATATCATATGTTAATATATTAGTATTTAAATTTAATTCATTACACATTATTTTAAGAAATATAGTAAACCCACCCATAGCTGTTCCTATTTCTAAAATTCTAGCAGGTTTAGTAATATTAAGAAGATTATAAAAGGCTTCATAAGCATAAGGATTTTGTTGAGCACCATATTCTAAATAGCATGATATACTATCATTAGCTTCTAAATTTGATTTTCTTGTTATATTTTCTTTTTTAAACATTTTATTTATATTTTTTATTTTAGGGTGTATACATCCAAAATCTTTCTTCTGAGGGATTGTGTTTTACTTTAAATAAATTAATATAATTATCATCTTTAGGACCTTTAATATGTAAAGCATTATATATAGGTGCTAAAATATATTCATCATTTATAGCATACCATCCTCCAAAATCATTTATTTTATTTTCTTTATATAAAGTAAACATTATATCATTCCATACATTAAAAAATTGATCCATTTTATTAACATTATCAAATATAAAAAATTTAGCAGCAGCATCAAAAATCATTATTTTATCTTCTACAAATAAATTATATTTTTCTTTTAAAATATTTACTATATGCATCATACTTTCTTCAGATATATTTTTATACCATCTTGAAATAGCATTATACAAAGTATTTTTATGATTAAGAAAATTATTTATAATATTTAAATTTAAATCAGTGTCAGTACCTAACATAGCTATATTACATATTCCAAATTTTTTTGCTTGTTTAAAATGAAATCTATTAGTAGAAAAGGGAAATTTATAGTTTTGAGCTATAAATTTTTTAGCATAATCTTCAACACTAGTACTTTCTAAAAAAGATTCATATGTCTCTAATTCAGGATATTCTAAGTAGAAATCTTTTAATTCATTTACTATAAAGTTTTGTCTTTTGACTTCATTAAAATAACTTTTATTATCTGTTATTACAAAATAATATAGATTAGGATTATCAATATATAAATTATTTAATTTTTCTAAAGCTGTTTTTCTATAAGTAGGACCACAACATGTATAACAAATAGCTATTTTTTCGTTAAAATCCATACTGTTAATTTATTTTATGTTCTATTCTTTCAACCCATCCTCTTTCTTTACTATAAGCCCATGCTACCATTCTAACAGGCTCGGCTCCACTATAATGGAAGTTTTCTTCATAATGAATAGGACTTTCATTATTTAAAAAATTTTGTAATTCTTGTCCTTCTATATTTTTAGAATAAATACCTATTCCATTTTCATCGTCAAATGCTACTAATATAGATAAATAATCATTTTCAGGTAATTCACGTCTATATATAGTAACTAAATAATAAAATGATTTAATCCAAGGACTATCTATAGGTGTAGGAGGATATCCATTATCTATAGTATATTTTTGTACTAATTTAGTTTTAAAATCAACACCAGCATATACTTCATAATCTTCTATTGTCCTAGCTGTTCCTAAATCATATCCCGTTAAATCAAATCCATTATCTTCAACACGAAGTAATTGTCTAATTTTAGCACGAGCTTTTTCTTGTTTACCCCACCAATCAACTCCTAATTTAGCATCATCATCCCATTTTAACATACCAGATCTTTCCTCACGCATTGTAGAATGCCAAATAACTATTTTATGAGGATGGAATATATCATAACCGTGTGTATAAGAACGAACAGTAAGATTTATTTCTTCCCCACTAAAATAAATATCAGGATCATGTTTAATTTCTCGTGCCCATTCTGATCTAGCAAAATCAAAATGTCCACATAAAAATCTAGACATTGGAGGCTCAGTCATATCTTGATATCCATGTAATAAACCTGGTCTAATAAAGATAGTTCCATGAGGGTAAAAACAAACAAATTGTGATTGCCAAGGTTCCATCGAACGACCTTCTGGATCGTTAAAAGGATCGTATAGGGGAGAATATCCTGCTATAATAGGTTTATATCCTTTTTTTTCTAATCCATTATGCATTTCAATTAGAATTTTATCCCATTCAGGAGCAAAACGATGGTGTGAATCTAATTGACAAATATAGTCTTCATCTGTTAATAATCTTTCATTAATAATAGCTCTAGCCCAAGGTAAGCCTTTAGCTTCATCATACAGACATTCATATATTTTAAAACGTTTATCTTCTTTATATTCAGATAAATCATCAAATTTATCATCAGGATGATATTGTCTGCATATACCAAAATGTATTCTTTCAGGATATTTGGCCTGTTGTAACGCATCCTTTATTGTAGGTATCAATTCAGGATCTCTATATGAAGGTAAATGTACTAATATTGTTTTTTCTTTACTCATATGGTATATTATTTTCTATTCTTTCTACCCATCCTTTTGAAATACTGTGTGGCCATACTCTCCAAAAGGCAGGTTGTTTATTATCATCATATTCTCTCCAAATATGAATAAATTGGTCTTGTGGATCTAACATCATTAATCTATCAAATTCATCTTTATCCATATCTTGTCTAAAAATATCATTTCTTTCCTTATCTAAAATTGCCACAGCAAAAGTATCATAATCAGTTTCAGTTAAGGTTCCTTTCCAAACATCAATACAAACTTTAATTCTATTAAGTAAATTTTTTTCAAAATCATCTTGAGGCACAGGTAATAATTTATATTCTGCTGTGTGTCTATGTACTTGTTTTGTAGCAAATTTAACCCCAGCATATTTTTCATATTCTTCTAAGGTACGTTCTGTTCCCCAACCATATTTTTCAAACAAATCAGTAGTTGTACCTTCAATTATACTACCCATTCCATGTAATGCTCTATATCTAGAATATGATACTTTATTCTTTTCTGTCCATTCTTTATCATCATCCCATTGTTTTACTTTACCGTTTCTAGTATATTCATGCCATATGATTGGTTTATAAGGTTGAAATAAATCATATCCATATGTATAAGATCTAGCAGCTAATGAAGGTTCTTCACCATGAAAATAAAAATAAGGATCATATTTTACTTCTTTAACCCATTTACCTAAAGTAAAAATAAAATGAGCTGAAATAAATCTTGTTGGAATTGGAGATGTATGTATTTCCCAATTTTCAAGTGTATGGGGTTTAATAAAGATAGGCCCTTCAGGCATATATCTATCAAATTCTAAATTCCAACATTCATTAACTCTACCTGCAGGATCATTATCAGGAAAAAATCCTGGAAGGTAAGCTGTAAGTAGAGGTTTAGAGTTAGTTATTTTAAGTTGTTCTAACATTTCAATTAAGGTTGTATCCCAACCTTTAGTAAAACGATGATGTGAATCTAATTGTAAATAATAAGTCTCATCATTCCATAGTTCTTGAATTTTATTTCTAGCCCAACAAGTACCTTTAGAATCTTTATAATTAATATCAATAATTTTAAATCTAGGATCATTTTTAAATTCATCTAAATTATCCCATTTATCCTCAATATTGTGTTGCCATGCTATACCAAATGTTAAATTTTCAGGATAATCAGCATTATTAATACAATCATGCAATGTAGATAATAACTCAGGATCTCTATAGGATGCTATAGAAATAAAAATAGTATTCATAAACTAAATATATAAATTAATTTCTGCTTAAACAAAATCTTTGCGAAAATACTTACCTGCTATATTATCGTTGTAACTATTATCATTAAATAATACATTGTGTATTATTTGTTCTTCTAATTCAAAAAAGGTAAGTTGTTTTTTATTTTTAGCAAACTTAAGTATAACACGTTCAAAATTATCCTCACCTAATAATTTAACATCTGCAAGTAATTCTTTAGATGACCCATAATAGTTTTTCCACCCACTATCTACTTTGTCAACTCGAGTAGTTGGTTTACGACCAACGCCTGTATGTTCAGCTATTTCTTTTTTAGTAAGTTTTTTCTTTTTATTATATATAAATGCTTTTTTACCTATATAAAACTTATTTGTTTCTAGATTAGTAATTATATAAACAAAACCATAATAATCTTTAATTTGATCTTCAGGAAATATTTCTAAACTTCCATCATCGAGATGCCATAACCAATTATTCATAAACTTATTTTAAGTATCGTATTTAATTACAAACGTCATATCTGTATCTGGAGATATAAGCATTGGTTTTCCAAATTTAGCAACTGCTAATAATTCATTATTATCATTATATAAACCTAATGCAGTAGCGTAGGTATAAAAATTAGATCCTGTAGCAAAATCTTTTACAGATCCGCTGGCATAATTGGTTACTAATGTTGGATTATAAGATAAATTAAAATCACTTTCTTTAACTACACAACGAACTTCATGTTCATATATAGTATGTTCATTTTTAAATGATACTGCGTAGTTATCATAAGAAAATATTTGTTGATAAGAAGCAGTTTGACTAGTTATTATACATAATCCTTGAGCATAAAATATGTTTCCTATATAATAAGAAGAAGTATTTTCATTAGAGGAACTAAGAAAATAATCAGTAGCATTAAAATAACCCTCTTTTATATATTGACCAATAGTTGATGTTTTAGCTCCTATAAGATTACCATATCCATCATCTACAACAGAATAATTAGAAGAAGATATATTAAAAGTATAAGGAAGAATTTTATTACCAAATATATCTTGATTTATAGCTAAAACTTGAATAGTTTCACCTGCTTTTTTAGGAAAATTTTTAACTAATCTAGTATTATCGTTATATATAAAATAAGAAGAAGTTGGTCGTTTTTGAGAAGCAGATTCATAATAAATTGAATTTGCTAGAGAAGATGTATTTAAAGAACCAGAATATGATTGATAAAATAATTGATTTATTTGAGTATATACTAATCTTTCATACTGCTCATTTGTTATAGGATCACTTGATGAAGCAAAAAAACCATCAATATTTGTACCTTTATAAATAGAAGAATATGTAGAAGCACTTGAACTAAAGAAAGTCCACTGCTTATTAGCATAGTATGGTACAACTGTAACGTCTGATTTGCTTAGCTTTTTGAATGATCCCATACATAAATTAGTAATCTATTTTAACTCTTATCAATGCTTCTTTAGTAAAATCTTTTGTTAAAGGTCTACTCATTTTAGCTACAGCTAATAATTCATTATTATCATTGTATAATCCTACAGTTGTTGGGTATGTTTGAGGACTATTAATTAAAGTTGTAAATAATAAATTACCATTATCATCTATAATAGATGGATTAGTTGTATAATTAAATTCACTATTTTTTACTCTTGTAAAAAAATATGTTGAAGAAACTGTTTCAGATGATTGTAATTTAAAATTATCTCCACTATCTATTGCTTTGAATAAATTTAAATGATTATATGAAGAAGATAGAGGTGATATATAAGAAGATAAGCTACCTGAATCTAGAATTATAACTCCTAAATCTGGGAGAAAAAATCCATAATTAGTAGCTGTACTAAATGATCCTCCTGTTATACTTCCACTGATAACATTATAATACCTATTTTCACCTAAGAAACGAGATAAAGTAGTAGTTGTACTATCATCAATTAAAGTAATAGTGTTAGATCCACTAACTAAGGTTAATTCAAAAGAACCAGGAAGTAAAGCTTCTTTATAACGAGAACGAGCAACATTAATTATATAAATACTACTTGCTGTTATTGAATTATTGAATGAAAAATTTGTATTTTCTGTCCCATAAACCAAATTTCTATATTGACCATAAACAATACGAGAAGGAGAACTACCAGTAACACTTGAATTAATTAAAATAGATCCAGACCCGTATAAATTACCAAATTGAAGATCAAATTGAAGAGAACCAGATTGGCTTACAGGTTGATTATATACATCTAGATAATATTCAGTATACCCACTTTGGGTAAAAAAAGTAGCTAATAAATTACTATCTCCACTCCATAAACCACGTACTACTGTTTCTGAGCTGACTACTTGATCGTCTGTATTGTATCTTGAAAATGACATATATTAAATTATATTGTTGGTACTTTTTGAATATTTAAAGGTATAGTAACTCTTGCTCCACTATCTCTACCAATAAAGGTAATAGTAGTAGTTAAAGTTGTTAATGTGGATCCAAATAAAGTATTAATTGTTGTACCTGTTAAAGTAAATGAAGTACCTACTTGAGTTACAGATAATACAGTTCCTGTTGTTGTATTTAGTCCTTGAATTGGAGTAGTTGTTGTTATACCAGTTCCTGTAAATGAAGATACTAAACGAGAATCAGCAATAGTTCCTACATATCCATTAGCTTCAAATGTACTTGTAGCACCTAAATAATTAAGTGTTTGTGGAGTAATTGTTAATGAAGCTCCTTGTTTAAGTGAAATACTATTATAACCAATATTAAGAATAGGTAAACGAGAAGTACCACGAGGTAATGTTACTAATTTATAACGCATTATTTGTGAATCTTCAGGAAATGCCTCTAATACAGGAGTATTTTCAATTGCTTCACCATAAAATGAAGATCCTGATGGATGATTTGGATTGTATAAAGTATAATCTATTTCATCATCAGCTAATGCAAATTGTGTGATTTTGAAAGAACCATCATTACGAGCCAATAATTCACGACCCTTTGTGGTTAATATTGCGTCTACAGTAATTGTTGTAGGATTTAAAATTGCCATATTATTTTATTGTATATACTATAAATATATTAAATTATTAATTTTTAAAAAGTATTTATTGTTATTCCTGATTGATCTGATAGTAATTTTAGTTTAACTTCTTTAGTAATTGTATCTATATTAGCTAAAACATTAGGAGCAATATTTGAAGGTATTATAAAACCATATGATGTTGATCCATCTCGTTTTTTAAATGTTACATAAGTATTAGTTTCATCCTCTATTCTAGATAATATTAAAAATCTTTTATAAGTACCATTTACTAAATCATTTTTATATAAATTAGTTATATCAGAATCTAATTTTAATACTAATGAACTTCCAGAAGTATATACTTGTATTATAGTATTTTCTTTATACGTACCATCTGAAAGATATGTTAAGATTATATCATTTGGTTTAGGATTAAAAACGTAATCTGTACTACCATATATATTATATAAACTATTATAATTATTTGCTATAGGATTTGGAGTGAATAAATATTGACTACCATAATAATTACTTACTCCTGTACTTAATGTGATTGTATTAGTAGAAGAAGCCATTGCCCCTGTGTTAAAATAAGCACAGTTTGTTGAGTTATATCCTGTATCTCCAGCTTGAGTTTGAATAGTCATTTGCGCAGCAGCAACAGGAATAAAAGAAGCAGTAAAATTATTTGTTGTGGGATTTAATATTTGAAATTTAAAAGATAATTGATCACCTGGTATTAGTGCTATATCATTTATATTTATATTAATTGTTTTTGTTTGGTTTGCCATTTGTTAATATAAATTAATTTGTAAAAATTGTATCTCCTAAATTTGCATTTGCAGGAGCATATATAAATCCAGAAGGGTTTAGATATGGTTTATATTTAGATACTAATGTAGGTATTTCAGATTCTAAATAATCACATTGACATGTCCATATATTTAATAATATAATATCATAATTAATATTTGGAGTATATGTAAAAATATCATCATTAATTATATTAACTCCTTCTAAATGTCCTATAGGAGATACTAAATCTATTATTTCTTGATTTATTTCTACAACATCTATTACTGAACAAGATGAATTATTTTTTATAATATATGGTAATATTCCTATACCTAATCCTGCTATTAATATAGATGAAAATTCTTTATTTAATAGCTCATATGCATAGTAAGTAACATAAGATATATTATCATCTGATTGAAAGGTATTATTTTCATTAAAAAAATCATCTGTTTTATTCATAAGTACCCACCAATTTCTTTTTGGATATTGTACTATTTGAAAATTATCAGAATATAAAGGTTCTGTTATATAAGAATTAAATATTCCTGTTAATTCTGGTAGGTTATTGTATGTTGAGATATTAATCATATTAATTTATATTTCATTATGGTGAGTATGAAGTACAAGCATTATTTATAACAATAGTTACAGTATATGAACCTACTGTAATTGTTTGACCATTTGCTTTAGATACACCATTTACAGTTACAGAATTTGTTCTTCTATAAAAAGTCTCTCCAGCCCCTGGGGTTACATTTCCTGTATCTGTTTTAGCCCCTGATGCTCCTATTCCCCAAAGTATATTATTGGTTTTTGAAATTGTTTCTACTGAGGTAGTACAAATTGAAGTATTATACATATTAACATTCCAAGCACTAATTTCAAAAGTAGCATCTAAAGCATTACTTAAAGTCCATGTAGCAGTATTAGCAGCATAACTAGTAAAGGTTAAGGTAGCTGTTAAAGATACGGTAGATGGTGAAGGTGTTGGTGTTATAGATGGTGTTGGTGATGGTGTATTTGAAGGTGTCTGTGATGGTGTATTTGTTACTGATAAAGTAATTGAAGGTGTAATTGATATAGATGGTGTTGGTGTTGTTGATGGTGTTTTAGTTGGTGTTGGTGTTTTAGTTGTTGATGGTGTTATACTAGGTGTTGTTGAAACAGAAGCTCCTATAGATAATGAAGGAGTATTTGAAGGAGTTGATGTTGGTGTTTTAGTAGGTGTTACTGTTGGTGTTACTGATGGAGATGGGGTTACAGGTTGGCCAAATATTTGACTTGCAGTAGCATATAAAACTCCATTTTTAAATAATTGTAATGATCCAGTAAGATATTGTCCATCAGCTATAATAATATTCATATCAAATCCAGCATTTACAAGATAATTTTCTGTTTGTTGAGCTGAATATGTTGGTGGTGATGTTAGGGATGAAGTATAAAAGAATGAAGGACCTATTATAGCATGATTAAATATGTTAGTAACATAGCTGTTACTTATAGGAAATCCAATATTTGAAGATCCACTAAGATAATAAGAAGAAGTATCAAAATTATTAGCTGTTGCTATATAGTAGTTAATAGCACCTAAATTTTCAAAATAGATAATAGGATCAACACTACAACTAGAAAAATAAAGTATAGGTGAATAAGAATATCCACTATTAAAAATTATCTTATTACCATCTGTTGTTTTTTGATTACTAGATTTTTGATTATCAAATTGAGAAATATTTAAATAATCTCCAGCAAGAAAAATTCTTTGTATATCTTCCCAATGTTTATTACGTTGATTTAATTCTGTTAATCCTCCAAATTCATCTACAAGATATTTTAGTGCTATCCTATTACGGCCGGGAAGGTACGAGGAAGATTCTATTAATGTAAATAGTCCTAATTGTCTTACTACTTTATCAATCGCTGCAGTTTTACCATATGAATAATCACCATTATAATCAATACTACTCTGAATGAAATTTCCATCTGATCCTGTATATGCTCCACTAGTGTAAGTATTATATAATAAACTAACTACTTTAACTCCATCATATCTTGATCTCTGATATGTAGTGAGAGATAAATTTGAGTCTTGTAAATAAGCAGGGGTTAATATACTACTTGTTGTTCCATAGAAATATTCTATATCTTGTCTAAGAAGAGATAATCTACTTGCAGATACATTATTTAGTAATACATTATATTCAGAATGATTAAATACATTTATATCATCAGTAGTTAAACTAGTTGTAGGATGTAAGTAAGGATTAAAATTATTTTGTTTCCAATCATTACCATAATTAATTATACTTCCACTAAATTGTCCTGTATAATATGCGGCTTTACTTCCTGTTAAATAAGTGTATAAATTTGTATATTGAGTACTAATTGATGGACCTTCTAAGTTAGCATCCATTACTTCAATTTCATTTGTAGCAGATGGGTTAGCGTATGCCCATTTATTTCTTTCTAATACAGGAGAACTAATTGTAATACCAGTTGAAAGATTTGTTCTTGCAGGAACAAAATCTTTTATCATTTTAAATAATGAATTATCAAAAAATTGAATTAGACGTATAAATCCAGCATAATCCATATTTGATGCTGTGAAATTATAGTAAGTGTTTCTTTGAGTATTTAAATCATTATAAGAAGCACTATATAATTGTCTTGGATCACCTATATAATCATCTAAACTCCAAGAAGGATTAGTAGCAACTATAGAAGCAGAAGCATAAGCATCAATTTGAGTTTCAGGAGAAAATGAAATATCTACATAATGTAAATCGTCTCTTCTAAATTCAGATGAAGCTGTGGGTTGTACTAATAAACTAATGTAAGGTGATAATACACTACCCGATACTATACTAGATGATATTATTCTGACTTTATCATTATTATATTCATCTAACATTTTATTTTTTAAATCACCACCATATTCTTTAACATTTAGTATACTACCAGTAATTCCAAAGGTAGATATTAAAGTTTGTAATCCATAAGTTGTACCTTTAGTTTTTAATAATAAAGGTAAATTATGATAAATACGTTTATAAGTTTCAGCAAGTAAATCTTTATGTGGAATTGAATTTAAATAAGAACCAGTAGGTGTAAAATTATTGTCAAAACTAGAACTACCGTTATTACCTACTAAAAATAAAGTATTATTTGAATTTCCATATCTATTATATAACTTAGTTCCTAAAGATTGTAATGTAGTATATACTAAATCTTTAGAAATACCTTGCTCTAAGTTATTATTTGCTAAATTAATATCAGTAACAGCACTTAAAAATATCCAAATATTATCAAAATAATGACCAATCATATTGAGAAAAGTAATATATTGGCTATTATTATCATCATCTTTAACAAAAGTAGGTACAGTATAAATTAAATTATTTTGATTATAGTTATCGTAATCAGCAGCACTAGAAGTTGATTTATTAAACCAAGTAATAGTTGAGACTGAACCTGTAGATTGTAAAGGAAATGGCTTTAAAGAGCTTATTTTTGGATATGGTGTAATTCCATACTCTAAAGAAGAAGTTAATGATCCACTTTCAAAATATAAATAATATTCAAATCCATCAAAATTAGCTATAGTATTATTAATACTAGACGTTACTAAATTATAATCAGTAATTAGGTTAGGATAACTAGCTGTTAAAGGAGTATAAATTGTTAATGTATTCTTTAAATCTTCTATTTCTTTTACTTTATTATAAAAATTAACAACTCTTTGTTTAGCTGAACTAAAAAATACAAAATTATTAAAATCACTATAGTCCGTATTAATATCAATACTTTGTGAAGTAATAATACTTAAAAGTTGCTGGTATGAAGATGATACATTTTTAAGATTATCTAATAATTTACCATATGTTTGGTAAGAAGTACCTATATTATTTCTATTAGGTACTTCTATATCAAAATTAGGACCTCTTAATTGAGGACCAGGGACTGGTATAATAAATTTATCTAAATTAATATCAAAAGAATAAGGAGTTACCTTTTCTTTTACAATCCACAATGTAGATTTTTCTTGAATTTCAGGAGGTAAGGGATGATATAATTTAAATAAAATTTCATATCCTGTTTCAATTTTATTTAAAGCGGTATTTACTGTTACTACTTGTGTATTATTACCAAAATTAACAAGATAATCAACAAAATATGAAGAACTAGAAGCTTCACTTATAAGAGCTAAAGATTTACTCTCAATTTGACTATTAGTTAATATAGTAGATCCTATCCTTATTTCAGTTCTATCAGGAGATATTTCTTTTAAAAATAATCCAGTTTCAGTTGAATCTGAAATTTTATTATTAAAAAAATTATATTGAACTATAAATTCACCTGATGAATAACCTAAATTTTGTAGATCCATAACAGGATCTATTTCTATAATAGGTAAAGTTCCACTAATAGGATCTACATAAGAAGTAGTTGGTAATTTAAAATCTTTATAACTATAATTAGTATTTAAAAGATTTTTACCAGCATCATAAACAAAATATTCAATATAATCATTTTGCTTACCAAAATCTTCTTTTATAACTTGAGTAGCAAGTAATTTTAAATCCTCTTCAGAATAACGAGATATCTGTTGAGTTACTAAAATATCACCTACTATTTTAATATTATCTGCCATTATTTTTTAATCAATTCATTTATTGTTGTTTGAGTATCAAGCAATTGTTGGCGTAATGATGTAATTTCATCTAACAAAGCTTGAATATCATCTTGTGATATATTAACACCTAAATAATCAGCCTCTCTTTTCAAAATAGCAGTATGAGAATTAGTATCTCCTTCTCTAGGCATTTGATAAAATAACTGATTATATAAATTAAAAAAATCATCAACTGTAAAAGAAGGTGTTTCTTCTACTACTCCTTGATTTAATAATTGATGAAATTGAGTATCAATTAGTTTACTATAAGAATCTTTACTAAATACTGTTTTTTGTACTGGTATTTTAGACATTACCTTATAACTTTAAAAATAAAATCCTGATCGGATATAATTGTTTCTTTATTACCAACTATTGTTTTAATAAGTAATCTATAATAACGTTCAGGTTCTAATCCATCCATATAAATATCAAAATAATTACCATTACTATCACAACTTATCTTAGTATAAGATGTATCATAATCTACGACAATTTCTTCAGTATCCAAATCTCTTATCGCCCAATAGGAAGAAGAAGGTAAAGCTTTTGAATTAGCATAACTTAATGCAGTTCTAAATACAGTAGATGGATATTGATCTCTAACATTTACTCTAAAACGTTGAATAGAATTTTGTTGGAATTCACCTTTATTGTTTCCTAATGTAAGAGCAAATAAACTTGAAGTTACTATTGTTAAAGAACCAGTAATGTATGATGAATCATCCCATCTAAATTCAAGAGCTGGAGGGTAAATAGTGTGAGTATTACCTGAAAAGTATTTTAGTTCAAATTTAGAAGCTGTTGTAAATTCTAAAGAAGATGAATGTTTTAAAATAAAACCATAATTAGCTATTGAACTACTATTCCATGCTAATACAGTATTAGTTACTTTAGTTATAATATCTTTTGAAGATATATTAGTAAATGACTGAGTTGATTGATAAGTTGAACTTGTATACCATGTACCACCACCTACAGATCCACTTATATAATATGAACCTGTTGTACCTGATAAAAAACTTCCACTAATCCAAGCCGTACTTCCTGATTGATTTGTATATTTCCAACTTACACCATCTGTAGTGATAGGGGAATTTGAAAATCTTCCTATACCTACATTCCAATCTTTAGAAAGAGGATGAGTAAATAAAGTATAATTTAATGGAATTTCAGAAGCCTTAGCTAGATATAATCTTAAATAAACATCAAAATTACTCCCATTAATTTTATTAGTAATAATATCAGAAATTTGATCTACTGGAAATTTAATAATAAAGCGTGATACTTCGTTAGTTCCATCATAGGAATAATAAGTACTAGCTTCTAAAATTTCATCTAAACCTGCATTAAGAGCAGGGTAATATGAGTAGAGGGTAGCGCTTTTTTCGGGAAATATTTTATAAACAGCCATAATTAGTAATTACTACATATAAATATAGTAACTACAAATCTATTTTATGACAATGCAGCGTAATATTCTTTAAAATGTTTAATACGATCTTCTAAACCAATAGTACCGCCATTAACACGTTTAGTAATAGATGTTACTACAGCATCTGTTGCACCACCATCAGCTAATTTATGTAAACCATTTTTATAAAAAAACCAAGCTGCAGATAATAGTGGGTATTTAGTTGCTACTAAGTCCGGATTATCAACAATAGATTCAGCAACAACGGCGTCAAACGCCTTATAATTGTCTTTACCAGTTAATTGAATATAACCACGTCCGCGAAATTTATATCCTTCACCTGTTATTTCGGCACCATTACCCATTCTACCACCATATACCCTATTAGCAATTTTTTCAGGCTTTCTTTCATATTGTTTAGCTAAATCTTCTGTTGGAAAATATTTTTTAAACGTGGTCACTAATCCTTTCGCGCCGTAGTTCAAATTTTCGTTTAGCGCTTTAAATCCGCCTGATTCGTGGCCCGCTTGCGCTAGAAAATGTGCTAGTCGTAAAGGAGTATTTAGTTCAAATTTAGCAACCGTATCTGGTAGTTGTGCTATAACAGCATCGGGAATATGGCCTTTTAATTTATCTAAGTTCATATATTAATTTTTTATTTTTATCCTACTACAACTCTTCCTTGTATGTCTGTATCAGGGTATCTAACTTCAAATATAGATGGATCTAAGGAAGGATATACATTTCCATTTTTAGTAGCTCCTGCTATATCATATCCATATTGTGAATAAGTATTTCCTGTATTATCTTGTTTATTTGTAATATCTATTTTAACTATAGATTGCACTCCTCTTATTTGTAATAATTTAGAAATAATATCAGACAATATAATTGGTTGATTAATTTGCCATTTATCTATATTAAAATGATCTTTTAAAGCAGAAATACAATTTGTTAATACATCTTGATTTGAATAGCCACTTAATGTTATTATATCAAAATTAACCCCTATATTAATATAAAAAGCATCTCTAATATTAATAGCATCAGTGACCATTCTATATTGATTAATATAGGTTGCTAAATTTTGTTTTAATGTTGGTAAAGCAGTAATTAATTGTTTATTACTATTATAAGCTAATATATATAAATCTAATGCAAGTGGATTACCCGGCTGGGTATAGGCTACTGTTTGTTGAAAATCTTCTCTAGTAAAATCTTGTGAAATATAGGCTTTAGCTATATTACCATAATATGAAGGCATAGATAATGCTCTAACAACATAGTCTTCTTTTGTTACTGCTCTTAGCTGTGTTGAGTAGGAGTTTAAAGCATTTTGTCTTATTTCATCTATAGTATCACCATTTCTTCCTCCTGATGAAGGTGAAGGATTATTACAAACTACACTAGATAATACGGTTGCAGATGTTGGAGTTCCAACATCACCATTTTTAAAATAAATTCCTGATGTATCTATAGTAGTTATATCATTAGCAGGTACATTAGATTCTATTCCTCCTCCCACTAGATATTTTACATTATAATTTCCTGATGGTGCTAACCCATATTCTTGAGTAAACATTACAGAAGCATTATTGTAATTATTAGTTAATAATGAAATTCCTGGTACTAATCCTAATTGTATGTTGTCTGGGGTAGGAATAATTTGAGCATCTGTTTTATTTGATGATAATCCGGCTCCAAATTCTAATTGTAAAGTATTATCTGAAAGAATTCTAGATACAAATCTGCGGGGAACATTTTGTAGTTGAACAAGAAATGGGGGATCAACTAAGTCACCTTGACCAAAATCTGGATTGGATGTTTTTACAAATATAGATGATTGGGCTAGATATGGAACTTCATACCATTGGTTTGCATCACTACCAGTAATACTTAGTATTTGTAATACATTAGTATCAGTAATATTAGCTGTTGCAAATTTTTGATTACCTTGAAAGGTTATAGTGGTTGTTTTTATTTCAGCTGATATA